AGCTACAAACGCAATCGTTCAGATAGCATAGGAGTAAAAAATGGCTGACGTTACATTTACAGTAACGGGTCTTTCTTCTACTTCAACTTTAGGAGACCTATCTTATTCAGGTGTCTCAGAAGGATATGGTCGTTATGCTTGGGGACGAGCTGATTGGGGAGATACAAATTTACTTGATCAAGGATGGGGTCGTGATGCTTATGGAACTGGTATGTGGGGTGATTCACCTTACGCCGTTCTTCCTGCACTTTCGGCTACATCTTCAGTTGGAGCTTTAGATCCTGCTGATCAAGTAATGGGATTAACAGGTTTGACAGCTACAAGTTCTGTTGGAACTTTAGATCCTGCTGATCAAGTAATGGGATTAACAGGACAATCAGCAACAAGTTCTGTTGGAGCTTTAAGTCCAGCAGATGTAGTTGGATTAAGTGGATTGTCTGCAACCGCATCGGTAAATCTTCCAACTGAAAATGTTTATGTCAAACCTGGTTGGGGTACATTAGACTGGGGTGAAAATGGTTGGGGCACTGTTGAATCTGCAGTCTTCCCATTAACAGGATTATCTGCCACTGCGTCTGTTGGAGTTTTAGATCCTTCAGATCAATCGATGGGATTAACTGGGTTAAGTGCAACAAGTTCTCTTGGTTCATTATCCGTTAGTTCTGATAACACAACCACACTTTCATCTTTAAGTGCAACAGCATCTGTTGGAACTTTAGATCCTGCAGATCAAGTAATGGGATTAACTGGGCTAACAGCTACATCAGCTGTAGGCGCGTTATCACCTGCCGATGTAATGGGAGTTACAGGTTTAAGTGCTACTACTGCAATTGGATCAGTAACAATTACATCTAATCCAACTTTCCAAGTAAGTGGAATTGCAGCTACAAGTGCTTTAGGTTCATTAACAGTTACACCATTAACACCAGCTGTATTGTCAGGTCAATCGGCTACATCTAGCGTTAATAGTTTAACAACTACGCAATTAACTATTGCAAGTTTAGCTGGATTAGGTCAAACAGCTACGGCTAGCGTAAATGTTGACAAGATTATATTAAGATATTATCAACAATTATATCCTCGTACGAGTGCTTCTTATAGCGATCAAACACCTAGAACTAGCGCTTCATATAGTACTAAGACACCTAGAACTAGCGCCTCATACACCGATAAAGTAGCTTCATAATTATGTTTGACTTAAAACTAAATAAACAATATAAACCAATTAATTAGGAGATTTTAACAATGGCATCAACTTATACACCTCTTGGCGTAGAATTAATGGCTACTGGTGAAAACGCCGGTACATGGGGAACAAAAACCAATACTAATTTACAAATCATAGAGCAAATATCTGGTGGTTATATATCACAAGCAATAGCTGGATCAGGAACTACAGCTTTTACAGAAAGCGATGGAAGCACGGGTGCTTTAATTGCTACAAGAGTAATTATTTTTACAGGTGCTCTTACTGGATCAAGAGTTGTAACTTTCCCAGTTGGTGTAGAAAATTTTTATCTTATTAAAAATGGAACAACAGGAACAGAAACATTACAATTAAAAGCAGCTTCAGGTTCAGGTGCAACAGTTACTTGGGCAACAGACGATAAAGGTTGGAAGATAGTTTATTTTGATGGTGTAGCAACAAACACTGGTGTTTATGATACAGGATTTTCAACTACAGCCGGTGATGTAACTCTTACAGGAACACAAACTTTAACAAACAAAACTTTAACTAGTCCTGCAATAGGAACAAAAATTTCAGATACAAATGGAAATGAATTAATTAATCTTACTGCAACAAGTTCAGCAGTTAATGAAATTACTATAGCTAACGCAGCTACAGGAGTTACTGGACCAGTTATTTCAGCGACAGGTGAAACTAATGTTGGTATTAATGTTAACCCTAAAGGATCAGGAGTTTTTAACTCAGGAGGATCAGCGGTTAAAATTGCAGGAAAAGAAACTATGTGGGTGCCTGCTGCAGCAATGTATGGCCCAACAACTAACCCTGCAGACGCAGCTTTAGTAGAAACAACAGCTACAAGACCAGATTTAAAAGTATTTGATTTTGATGCTAGTACAAAACAGTACACACAATTTACAGTGGCTATGCCAAAATCATGGAACGAAGGAACATTAACTTATCAAGTTTATTGGTCTCCAAGTACAACTAATACAGGTAATTGTATATTTGGTTTAGAAGCAGTTGCATGTGCAGACGGTGATACTATTGATGTTGCATATGGAACAGCAATAGAAGTTACAGATGCTGGAATTGGAACAGTAGAGGATCAACAAATTACATCTGAAAGTAGTGCAATGACGGTTGCGGGTTCTCCTGCAGCTGGAGAACAGACTTATTTTCAATTATATAGAGATGCAGCCGATGGTAGTGATACGTTTACTGGTGAATCTAGAGTTCTAGGAGTAAAAATATTCTATACTACGGATGCACCTAACGACGCATAAGGAATATAGAGTATGAGAAAAATTGAAACGCTTACAACAGAAGTAGGCAAAAACTCAAAAAATAAAAACCCTCGAAAAGGAAAATCTTTTGGTTATCAAGTTTTAGGATTTGGTTCCGGTGCTTCAGCAGCAGCGCCTTACGAAATTAAATTTTTAGTTTTAGCCGGTGGTGCAGGAGGCGGAGGCGGTGTAGGTACTGGACTTCTTGCTTCTGGTGGCGGCGGAGCTGGTGGTTATAGAAATTCTTATGCATCAGAAACATCTGGTGGCGGAGCTTCAACCGAATCTGCAGTTGAAGTTGAAGCAGGAGATATTACAATTACAGTTGGCGGCGGTGGAGCTGCTGGTGGTAAAGGTCAAGACAGTAGTATTGGAACGTATGTTGTTTCGGATGGTGGTGGAGCAGCAGGTTACGCTGGATCACCTTCTAACCTGAATGGTGGTTCCGGTGGAGGTGCTGGTTCAATAGGAACAGGTCAACAAAGTGGAGGATCGGGTATATCAGGTCAAGGTACAGATGGCGGAGATGCTCCAGGTCCTACAGCTAGATACGGAGCCGGCGGCGGTGGAGCTGGTACGGCAGGTCAAGATGGACCAAGTGCCGGTGGTGGAAATGGTTTAGCAAGTTCAATAACAGGATCACCAGTCACTCGAGGTGGTGGCGGCGGTGGTGGAAGTAGTTCAGTTTCAACCGGAGGTTCCGGTGGTGGTGGCGGCGGTGGTAACCCGGGTGCTACAGGTGGTACTGGAGGTGCGAATCTAGGTGCCGGTGGTGGCGGACAACAAGCAACAGGACCACCAGGAGCAGTACAGACAGGTAAAGCAGGAGGATCAGGTGTAGTTATTATTAGAATAACTGACGCTCCTTCAGCAATTGCAGTTTCACCAGGTACAAATACATTAAGTACATCTGGGTCTGATCACATAGCTACTTTTACTGTCTCAGGAACATTAACAGGATAAATTATGGCACATTTTGCAGAATTAAAATCAGAAGTAGATCCAACAGGTTTTACATCGGACACACATTTAGTTGTACAAAGAGTTGTAGTTATAGGTAATGATGTGCCTACTTCTAATGGATTATTAGAAAATAATGATATGCATGTTGATGGTGAAACGTATTGTGGAAAACTTTTTAAAACTGAAACAAATACTTGGAAACAAACTTCTTATAATCACAATTTTAGAAAACAATATTGTGGAAAAGGATATGTTTATGATCCTGTAAAAGATATATTTTTAGCACCACAACCTTATGCGTCTTGGACTTTAAATGTAGATAATAATTGGGTAGCTCCTGTAGAAGCTCCACCCAGTGATAAACATACATATTTAGATGGATCAACCGAACACATGTATAATATTGTATGGAATGAAGATAATTTAAAATGGATTGCTACAGACCATAATGACCAAGCTTACGATTGGGATCCATCTGGATTAGATTGGGTAGCTGTTTAATTCTTTACTTTAATTTTTATTTAAGATATATCATAAGCTTAGAAAGTTTATGAATTTAAAACATTATTATTGGTATTTTCAATCAGCAATTCCTCAACATATTTGTAATGACATTATAAAATATGGAGATCAGCTTGAACAAGAAATAGCCGTAACTGATGGATATAACTCTAAAAATTTAAATTTACAAAAAATTAAAAATTTAAAAAAGAAAAGACATTCAGATGTTGTTTGGATGGAAGATAGATGGATTTATAAAGAAATTCAACCATACATTAATTTAGCAAATCAAAACGCAGGCTGGAATTTTGAATGGGATCATTCAGAGTCATGTCAATTTACAAAATACAAAAAAGGACAATATTATGATTGGCATTGGGATAGTTTAGATAAACCTTTTTTTTATCCAGATAATCCTAAAAATCCAATGCATGGTAAGATTAGAAAATTATCTGTTACAGTTACATTATCTGACCCTAAAGAGTATAAAGGCGGTGAATTAGAGTTTGATTTTAGAAGTGGAGATCCAGATAAAAAACCTGCTATTAAAAAATGTACCGAAATACTTCCCAAAGGTTCTTTAGTTGTTTTTCCTAGTTTTGTATGGCATAGAATATGTCCAGTTACCAAAGGAGAAAGAAAAAGTTTAGTTATTTGGAATTTAGGAAGGCCATTTAAATAGATGTCATTTAAAAAAAATAAATATTCAATATTAAGAAAAGCAATTAGTAAAGAGTTAGCATCTTTTGTTTTTGCTTATTTTTTAAAAAAAAGAAAAGTAGCTAAATTTTTATTTGAGCAAAAATATCTATCTCCGTTTCATACTGAACACGGTATATGGAATGATGATCAAGTTCCTAATACCTATTCACACTATGCAGATATTGTAATGGAAACCTTATTAGAAGAAGTAAAACCTATTATGGAAAAACATACTGGATTAAAATTAAATGAAACTTATTCGTACGCAAGAATATATAAAAAAGGAGATGTGCTACATAGACATAAAGATAGATATTCATGTGAAATATCTACTACTTTAAATTTAGGGGGAGATTCGTGGCCAATTTTTCTTGATCCTATAAATAATAAACGTCACACAGAATATACAGAATATAAAGAAGGAACTAGCTCAGGTGTAAAAATAGATTTAGAACCAGGTGACATGCTTATATACTCTGGGTGTGAACTAGAACATTGGAGAGAAGAATTTAAAGGTAAAGATTGTGGACAAGTTTTTTTACACTATAACCGAGCTAATTCTAAATTAGGAAAATTAAATAAATTTGATAGAAGACCTTTTGTTGGTTTACCTGCATTTTTTAGACCTTAGATTTCCCCTGCTTTAACCATTTGAATTCCTAGTAAATCTGTTATAAACCCTACAAAAGGATTTTTATATGCTACAAAAAATAGCTTTTTTACCAGGATTTAATAAACAAGTTACACCCACAGGAGCCGAATCTCAATGGACTGGAGGTGAAAACGTAAGGTTTAGATATGGTACTCCTGAAAAAATAGGAGGATGGCAACAATTAGGAGAGAGTAAATTAACAGGTGCTGCAAGAGCATTACACCATATGGTTAATAATGCCTCTCAAAAATACGCTATCATTGGAACAAACAGGATTTTATACGCATACACAGGTGGAGTTTATTATGACATTCACCCTTTAGTTAATCCATCTGGTACAGCCATTACTAATGCATTCAGTACCAGTAATGGTTCAAACATTGTTACAATTACAGCTTCGTCTCATGGTTTTAGTGCAGGTGATATTTGTTTATTTGGTGACGCATCTACATTTAGTTCAATTACTGATTCTAATTATTCATCTGCAACTTTTTGTGACAAAAAATTTATGATTACTGAAATAGTGGATGCTGATAATTTTAAAATTACAGTAGATGGTAATGAAACAGGAACTGGAGCAACTACTTCTGGAGGAATTACTTACTATAGATATTACCATGTAGGACCAGCTGAACAACTTGGTGCTTATGGTTTTGGTATATCATTATGGGGTGGTAAAGTATTAGGTTCAACAACCACTACACTAACAGCTCCAGGTTTAGGTGACAATGCTTTTGGAACAGGTGGATCAGGAACCACTATTAATGTTGGAAGCACAACTGGTTTTCCTTCTTCAGGAACTAATTACTTTCAAGTAGGTAGTGAAGAAATTTCTTATACAGGTGTAACGGCAACAAGTTTTACAGGTATTACAAGAGCAGTTAGAGGATCTACAAGAGCGGCCCATAGTGGCGGAGCTACAATCACAAACACATCTAGTTGGACTGGATGGGGATCAGCAGCAGCCAACACCGATCAAGTAACTGACCCAGGTTTATGGTCATTAGATAATTTAGGTGGAACTCTTATTGCTTTAATTCATAACGGTGCTGTTTTTCAATGGGATTCAAATGCAACTAATGCAACAGGAACACGTGCAACAATTATTTCTGGTGCACCCACAGCGTCTAGAGATATGTTAGTATCTACTCCCGATCGTCACTTAGTTTTATTTGGCACAGAAACAACTATAGGTGATACCACAACTCAAGATGAAATGTTTATCAGGTTTTCGGACCAAGAAGATATAACTACATGGGCACCAACCGCAACCAATAGTGCGGGCACACAAAGATTGGCCGCCGGATCACGAATCATGGGGGCTACACTTGGTAGAAATGCTATTTATGTTTGGACTGATACATCTTTATTTACCATGAGATTTGTAGGAACTCCATTTACGTTTGCTTACGAACAAGTAGGAACTAACTGTGGATTAATTGGAATGAATGCAGCGGTTGAAGTTGATGGTGCTGCGTATTGGATGTCCGATAATGGTTTCTTTAGATATACTGGTAAACTAGAATCTATGGACTGTTTAGTTGAAGACTATGTTTACAATGATTTAAATACTACATCTAATCAATTAATATACTGTGGAATTAATAACTTGTTCGGAGAAGTTATGTGGTTTTATCCAACTTCTACATCCAACGTTAATGATAGATCCGTTTTATATAGTTATCTAGATTCAACTTTTGAAAGACCTATTTGGTATACAAATGCTAGTACAATATTTAAAAGAACTACTTGGCAAGACTCAGCTGTATTTGGTTTACCACATGCCACAGCTTATGATGCTAGTGATGATGCTTCTTTTGATGTTGAAGGAAACACAGAAGGAAGTACGGTTTATTATGAACATGAAACTGGAGTTAATTATTTATTAGGAGGTACAGAATATGCTGTACCTGCAAATATTACTTCAGGAGATTATGATATTACACAAAAAGTTATTAGAGGTGCTGCAACATCTCTTGCAGATTTGAGAGGAGATGGAGAATTTATAATGAGAGTTAGTAGAGTAGTACCTGATTTTATATCTCAAACTGGAGACACAGTAGTGCAATTAGATTTAAGAGATTATCCTAATGACACAGCGGCAAGTTCTTCTTTAGGTCCTTTTACCATTACAACAAGCACTAAAAAAATTGACACTAGAGCTAGAGCAAGAGCTGTAGCATTAACTATATCTAATACTGCTTTAGACACTAACTGGAAGTTAGGAACATTTAGATTAGATATACACGCAGGAGGAAGAAGATAATGGCAAAGATAGTACAATCATTAACCAGAGCAAGTAAAGAGTATCAAGAAGACGTGGCTCAATCTTTAGTAAGAGATTTAGATGCGGTGTTAGAAAAATTAAATACATCTTTTCAAGAAGAATTAAAACAAGAGATAGAAGCTAAAAGCTTCTTTATGGAATAATGGCTGTTGTAAATATATATAATTTTTATGGTAAAAGTACGACAAGTGCTGATTCAAATATAGCTTTATTATCACCAGCAGTTAATGAAACTTTTATTATAAAATCTATAAGAGTAACTAATAAATCAGGATCTAATACTCCTACTATTAGTATAACTAATAATGCCTTTTTTGTAACACACACTCAAACACTAGCTACTAATGCAAGCGTTGAATTAATTAGTTTACCTTTAGTGGTAGTAGGAGGAACGGTTTTAAAATATACCACAGCTGGCACAGTAAGTGATGGAGTAGATATTGCTATTAGTTATTTAAACATTAAAAAAGAGGTAACAACATAATGATAGAGCTAAAACCAGAAAAAATAATAACAACAATTAAGAACAAAAAAACAGGGGAAACTTACCTTGATGAAGACGCTTTAAAAGCGGCAAATATACCAGAAGAAGATATCCAAAGAGATGTCAGAGTTATCATGCCAGCTATTGATTTGTTCTCAAAAACAAAGTAAACTAATAAACTCAGGAGATTTTATATGTTCGAAGAAAAAATGTCAGAAACCATAGAAGCCGGCGCACCTAGTATTAAGTATAATAGAGGTGATGTAAGAATGGGCCAAGGTCAAGAAGACCAAAGATCCATGCAAGTAGCAGCTCAGATATGGGAGCAAATGGAACCCCAACAAAAAGTACAGTTTGGAAATTTTGAAAAATTTTATCAAAGCGGAATCTGGAAACAGATTTTACAACAATTACAAATGGACCAACAACAAGAAGGTATCGCTTCACAAATGCCTAGAGAAATGATGGAAGAACAAGTCAGCATGAGTGAAAGAGTACCAGCAAGGTTTGGTGGGGACATGGACATGGAAATGAGTATGAGAGAAACAATAGATACTCCTTCAGGAATTGAAACAATTAAAGAAAAAGACACTATGAAGATGGCAGGTGGTGGAGCAAGAGGATGGAAAGCGCAAATGTTGGCTGAAGATTTAGCGGATGAAAAATATGGAAAAGAATTTTATGATCTTACGCAAGAACAACAATTTGAAATTTACACGCTAGCGCTGGAAATGATTGACTCTGGAGGAGAGTAACCGTGCCATTTAAATCAGAAGCACAAAGAAGATACCTATGGGCTAACGAACCAGAGATCGCAAGAGACTGGACCGATACTTATGGAAGTA